ACCAACACCATTTCCACCTGTAATGTTAATTTTGGGAGTATCTATGTAATCAAATCCCGGATCAATAATCCTAATTTCTTGCAATGATCCATTGATTGCGCAATATCCAGTTGCTCCAGTTCCAACAGAATCCGTAATTATCAGAGATGGTGGATTTATAATATCATAACCAGAACCAGAATTTACAACATCAATATTTTCTACAGATCCGTAGAAAATTTTATCTTTTGACTTATAATTTAAAATCTCAACTCCATTCACCAAAATACCTACTGGACCTGGTGCAGTTTGATATTCTTTCCCATCATCAATTGGAGTATTAACCTCTCTTAAAATCTTTTGAGATTCTAATTTCCTTGAATGGAATTCGGAGTCTTCAAATTTATTACCAGTAACAGTAATAGTACTGGTAAGATTTATGAAAGTTGAGTTGTAAATATTTGCTCTACTCTTGGCAATTTGTACACTACTTTGGTTAACTCTCTTAATAAAGTATAATCCCTCAGTAAATAGAGATCCTTGAGATGGGGTGTAGTAGACAGAATCTCCAGTGTAAAATCCATGATCTTCGCCAGAGGTTATAGTAAATACATCACCAGAAAATGTTCCGGAAAAAACTACAGTTCTATCAAAAGCATTTAGTGGCTGATTATTGTAAGATGGTAAAGATGAAGATGCTATTAAAGTTTTATTATCAATCTTATATACATTTTGGACATTTGTAATTTGATTTGTTAAATCAGAATATTTTTGAGAATTTACTTTAAGTAAATTTCTTTGGATTGAATATGATCTGTTTAAATCTAAAGTTCCTTGTCCAGTTATTTCTATAATACTATCAGACAATACGTTACTGACCAAAGAGGTCACACTTGTTCCGTCATTTGATAATAATCTTATACTATCACCAACTCTTAAATTATGCACAATCTTCGTAGTCAGCTTGTAGGTATTGGAGATACTATCAATCAAAGATAGCGATAGAACCTCAACACCGGAAGAAATATTAAAAATCCAATTATTTGAAACTACTTCATCGGATGGATTTACTCCAAGAGTTTTTATTATACCAGTGTCCCCAATACTATGATAATAAGTATCGGCAGTGAGATCTACGCCCTTGAGAACAGAAGTAATTCTTACTTTAATGGTCTCATTATTATTTTTATTTGATAACCCATAAGCATAGACATTCAACCAAATGTCAGTGCCATCTAAAATTGTTTTTGAAATATTTTTGCACCCAAAAAATTGATTCAAACTCTTAGAAGAGTATGAGATTGTACCAGTAGTTCCATCACTATAAACTGCCGATAAATCTCCAGTTAGTGGAAAACCTACTGTTGAGTCTACGTCTATAGTATTTGCGCCAGAAAGAACTCTGCCGATAATTTTTGTTTTAGGGTGAATTGAAAAATTACCATATAGAGATCCATCAACACCAATATCTCTATTGTATCCTGCGTCAAAACTTAATTTATAATATGTTTTATCTGATTTTGTAAAAATCTTTTCAACCCTGGATATTGAAGCATATCCTTTTGGAATATCACCATAAGAATCTTGTCTTAATGTTGATCTCTCTAGTTCATATGGATCGCCAGAAATACTTTCGACAACCAAATCATTGGTTATTTCATATTGAGAATCTGATGGTTTTGATAAGTAATCTTGTGGTTTAATGATCTTAACATCTTCACCATATAAAACCTTAAATAGAATCTTAAATGATAGATCAGTTCCTCTAGTTGAATAAAAATCTTTTGACTGCTTAAGGAACAAATATTTGTCCAAACCACTATAAAACTCTCTGTTTTCAAATCCAGGAGTTAATTGATATTTAATTTTATTAAAAAATTCTTTTAGAAAAAGTGAACTTAAGTTGATGACTTTGGCATCTTTTTTATGATCAGCAGATTCTGTTGATTTGAAAACCAGTTCATCTGGATTATTTTGATTATTATATGAAGTGACGCCGCTAAATCCTCTTACACAACCAGTAAAAGAAGTTGCAGTTTTATTTGTGTAGGTAATAACTTCGTCATCTATCTGCAACAATCCATATGAGTCTGGGAACCCAACAGTGCTTAATACAGTTATTGTTTCATCAAGGAAACTAATATCTGCAGCAATAGACGTTGATTCTATGTTAGATTTTATAGTATCTAATTTTAGATACTGATCAACATTTTGTATAAGATCAGTTGATGATCCTTGAAATTCTTGAGAAATATAATACTGCTTTAAAAACTCAGCAACTAGTGGAAATTCCTCCCTAACATAAGAAGGAAGTTGATTTTGGATAACGTTATTAAACTGAATTCTTTTTTCTGTCATTTTGTTATGATCTTACTAGGTTCCCGTTGCTGTAGCTTGAAGTTACAATATAGTTAGATGCCGAAGGATCAAGTCCTGAAGATATTTCGTCAGGAATCATTTCAAAAACACTCTTATTAATATCTAGTTGAAGATATAAATCCTGTAATCCAATTACGTCATTTGATTTTGGTATTGCAGATATCTCAATGATTGTTTGAGAATCTTTTATTTTTCCAGATAAAACATTTATTGGATTTAATGTTATGATACCTTTTTCATAATCAATTCTACCAATATTTCTTTTAACAATAGTTGCACTTGTAGAATTTGTACTTGGAACAGTGAACAAGAAAATAGATCCTGTTGTTCTATTTGTATCTGGAATATCTGACAAGTAAACTGGTTCTTGGAAGTCAGCTACTCTGAATGCTGAAGATTTGATATTATAACCATCCATACTCTTAATATGAAAAGCATTACCAAATCCAATTTGATATTCTGCAAACGTATTTAAGGCAACTCTTAAATCTCTCCTGATTTGAATTTGTGTAATATTAGAAGTTACTGATTCGTGGGTATCATCAATAATTTTCAGAAACTTACTATATTTAAATCTAGCTCCATATCTATTTAATTCAGTTGATTCTGCATACTTATTTGCATTTGATTGAATTAATGAAGATACATATGCAGAACTTGGGGCAAGATTGGTATTATAATAAATTTTAGAATCAACTTCTATGTAAAGATACTTGAGATCTAAAATTTCTGGAACAATTCCTGCAACAGCATACTTCTTAAGGTCCCTTTTTATATTCTCTTTGATCAAATTTGGCAAAAAGTCACCATTTCTTGGTTTAATACTGATGAACACTTTTCCATATTGTGGGGGAACCAATTCTTCGCCACCAAAAACAGAGATAGATTCAGTTTCTGGATATATTTTTGCAGGAATTAGTGATTCGTAGTCATTTGCAGATAATGCTCTATTCTGTGAAGCATAGATTCTTGGAGCATATTTTTTAATAGACTCAACTGATTCAATATTCTCTCCACCTTGGGAGATAACTCCAGTTGATAACAGAGATATGCCAGAAGTAACTGTATATTCCGTAGAATTTCTTGTATAAGTGAGTCTTCCTGAAAAACTAAACTGACTTATACCGTTACCACTATCTCCATTGGAAACAATATAATTTGCTTCAATGTAGTTGTTATTTTCTAATTTTTTACCAAATAAAACACCATCACCAAATATTAATTCATATCTCTCGTCTTCAATTTCTTGAATATAATAGACTCTAGAGTTTTGATTTACTTCAAACACACTATCCTGAAGAGCATACTTTGTAGATGCCGTTGCAGTTATACTACTTTTAACACTAACGGATATTAGATCTGTATCTATACCAGAGTTTGGTAAAATAAATCTTTGATTTGGGTTATTTGAATTATATGTAAAATTAGTACTCAGCAGTACTCCCTCATAAATTTTAATATCATTGAAGGATGCGACGTTATCAACTACTGGTACAGTAATATCATCCAATATTGAGAATATAAAAGACTGATTTCCAAAAGAACCAGATGTTGCTGCTATTGGTCCTTTCTTTAATGTCAGTGATGATGGGACTGGCGTTATATTTGAAGTATCAACGAAGAAACTTACTGTTGCTGAAGCTGCTTTTCTTGATCTTGGAACGTATCCTATGTTCCTTGCAAGGGCAACGATATTTTCTCTAAGCGTTGCGCTGTCAATAAACACCTCATTTGCAACCATGTTTGCATTATATGAGGTAATGTAGGTATTATATGCCAAAACATCAAGAATTGTTGAAAGATTGGATCCTTCAAAATCATAATCAGTGAAATTTGAGTTTGATCTCAGATAATCTCTAAGACTAGTTTTAATCTGGTCAAAATCCAGATTTGAAAAATTTACTAACGGCATTTACCTAGTAGGTTGCAGAACGAACTGTAATTGTTGCGCTGGAACATCGATACCAACTATTCTATAAACTATAATTACATCAAAAGAATTATTATCAAAATCTGGATTTACTTGAACATCCACTAATGAAACTCTTGGTTCATAATTACGAATTGAATTTTCAATTTCATCCTTTATAACAATAGCTGAAGAAGAATCTAAGTTCTCAAAAAGAGAACGACTGATTCTTGAACCAAAATTTTCATTAAAAAATTTCTCACCTGGCAAAGTAAACACAATATTACGAATAGAACGAGCAATTGCGTTTTCATTTTTAAGGGCAATCAGGTCATTTGTCAGAGGATTGCTCTGAAATGACATACTAATATCTTTAAATCCCTGACTTACCCTTTGTAAAGGCATTGATTATGACAATTCTATCTTATTTATTAGGGATTTTTTGATTCATAAAGTGGTTCAGTGCCATACTCCCAGTCATCATAGTCTTCATCATTGCGAATTTTTGCATGAATTTCATTTTGATGATAAAAATCATGCTTTTTAGGATTTAAATCGTCGTTTGCTATCTCTCTAAGAAGTTTTTGGTCCATTTTGTGCTCCTGATTCGTTAAAATCAGAACTTTTTACGGGGTTGCTATCCCGAATTTTTGTAATTTCGTACATAAAATCGTCAGATGTCTCAATTTTGCGACGATTTTCAACTGAATATTCGGTTAAATCAATTTCATACCCTGGATTTTTGGTAATTCTATTCTTTGTCCATGCATCATCATACCATAATATCTTATTATTGGGATATGCATAGAAATTTCCATTATCCATTTTAAAAAAATGAGCACATTTATGCTCTGGAGTCTCACTAAAGTTCGTGTTCAGTGTAGATTTTGACTCCCATGACCAATCAAGAGTGAATAAGTAGGTTCCTTCATTCTTTTCTCCACGATAGTTGATCAATTCAGCACGTAAGTTAGCCAATCTTGAACGTACTTGAACATCAATATAAGGTGAAAAGCAATCCCACCACATACACTCTTCCAATTCAGGTACTGGTGCATCAGGTTTCCAACAAAATGCATGAATGGGTCTACGAGTCCAGTTTACCCCATTCTCCAAAAATGCTTCAAAGAGAGGTACATGCTTCTCCAAGGATGCTACAGAGTGTACATCGCATAAAGTTACCTCTCCATGACCTTTTTTATGATTATAAAGAAACTCATTACGAATATAACAAGTAATTGTAGGAAGATTGTGATTTAAGTATGCCATAAGTTGTTAATAAAAAAGCAGGAATTTCTTCCTGCTTTATCTATATTATTTTCCTTGACCTCGATACCTTTTTTTACGTCCATTACGAGAGGTCGCACTTAGCAATGTACGTGCCGAACGACCTTGACGAGTTTTCTTAGGTGCTCCTGGTTGAAATACCGTTTTGTTACCGCCACCTTTAGCCATTAGATTTCCTCCATTTCAATTAAATTAGGATCAATGTCTTCTCCCGAGAAATAACGCTCTGAGAAGTTTTGAAGAATCTCAGTACAGTCTTCTATACTGAGATTTGTATAAATTTTACGACCTTTATATAAAAGATTGTATGTTTTTTCCATTAGATAACACGAGTCTTTTCGTGCCCAACACGAATACGAGGATCGCACCAAATCTTAAGTCCTTTATCAATCGCATCAAGACAGAAAGAAACATCTTCCCCACACATGTCTTGTACTGCACCAGACTCAAAGACTTGCATCTTCGGAGCAAACCAAGGATACTCAAGATTCTCAAAGACTCCTTTCTTAATCAGTACCCATCCAAAACCTGTGTAGTCTACAGTGAACGGCTTACGACGCTTGCTGATTGATTCCACAGTTTCGTGGTTCATTACTCCACCATTCTTACGAAAATCATCTTCTTCTAACCAGTGTGCGACAGAGGTTGTGTGACCATCCTCAGTCGCATACCAACCAGCGACAATTTCACGCTCCTCTCCTTCAGCAGAGAGTGCAACATCACAGAGTTGCCAGAATTTGTTAGAATCAAAAACAATATCACTATCAATCCAGAGTTGATAATCATATTCAAGTTTTCCATCCCAAGGAACCTGATTGGGTCCACGAAGTACATTTGCACCAAGAACTTTACAACGAGCAAAGTTTACCATTGATGAGTAGTCTTGAGAGATCTGAATACTCATTCCATTTTGAACTAAATCAAAACAAAGTTGTACAAATGCTTTAAGGAAGATATAAGAACATCCTCGTCCTGGTAGACAGAAAACAATGCTCTTACCCTTCATCCTTTCTTTAATAGCACCATAGTCCCACTCTTCTGTGGTTTTTTGAGGTGCTACAGTTTTAACAGTAAATCCTTTTGCCATAAATTGAATCAACCTTCAAAATCAATTTTATCCGTCTATTTAGTATTTGTCAATGTAGTCAATGTGAGGAATCCAGTACTGCCGTCTTATTAACTGTAAGTTCCTCATATGTTAAGTCATCGCCCGCATAACGAGTGTCTAATACATCTACCAGTTTTTTCAGTGTATTCCATGTAGTATAAAATTCATCCTCTTTTAATGAATGAAATAAACACTTATCCTTTGCATAGATGTGATATATTTTTTCATATGCAGTCATAAAAATATCTCCGGAATTTTTCTTTCAGTTCTTATTTTGTAACTGCATTATATATCACAATCACACAAAATCCAAGTGCTACAAAAAAAGGGCGCGGATAACGTATCATCCAGCCCGCTAATACAACCTTCCAGAAGTTCCAATATGGAGATCTACTCTTTTTCAAATTTCTGGAGTATAAAACCATTTGCTTTTTTTCTGTAATTCAAAAGCTTAATAAAATCAACCTGCTTCATCTTTGTTCTTAGTGATATCCAATCCCAATTTTTGCGTATCCACTCAATATTATTTTCTCCGGAATAAATTTTTCCGGTTTTTGTATCTGTAATGCAAAAAGGTTTTGCATTCCAAGACATATTTTCTATCCTACTTACCCACCTTAAATTACTCACAGAATTATTATGTTTATTCCTATCAATATGGTCTACATCACTGAGATTATTGGGATTTGGAATAAAAGCCTCTGCAACTAATCTGTGAATATTTTCCCTTTTTTGTCGCAGAAATTTTCCATTTTCATCCCGAAGTGTGATGTTAATGGAAGGGTACTGATATTTTTTGTTTATGGGATTTCCTCTCAGTGTTGTACTCAGATGTATCAATCCATATTCATTTAATTCTGCATATCTATCTCGGTTTCCGGGCACCCTATATGCCTTGCCATCATCTCCAATATAATATCCATGGTATTGAGTTTCTTTTATATTATCCGGAATTTTTATGGGGGGAAATTTTGGAGGGTCGCTTATATTTTTATTTTTCTTCAGGTAATATCTTTTTCTTGCTTCTTTTTGTTTTTGTGGGTCTTTATAGGGCATTTTTTTCTGAAAAAAAAAATTTTTATGAGAGTGATAGATATCTCGAAAAAGACATACAGTGTAGGTTAGGGACTTATCGATTTTTTATAAACGCAACGCCGCGCGGCGCTATAAACAATCGGCGGTAAAACACTGCCGAATCACTATCCTGAACCATCATAACATATGGGTGCCACAGTGTCAATCACCGCAGCACCCAGACTATCAATTAGAACGCGATTTCCTCCAGAGTAGGAATACCAATCACCTGTTCAATCACGGGCGATTCAACGACATCATAACCACCAACTTGATCACTGACGATAACATCAAGGATGGACATAATCTCACTGCCAGTGTTACCTTGTGCCAGCATAGAAAGCATCACGGTCTTGGACATAATAACGAAGAAAAGTGTTAGTTAGTGTGTGATGAGTTGGGTATGTTTTATGACCCCCCAACTCACGGGGTCACTGATACTAACTGTTCAGTGCTTAGTTGACTGCGAACACCTCAGCGCAACTATCAATACCCTCTTGCTCAATGTCGGAGACGATAACATCAAGGATCTGAAGAATCTCATCACCAGTGTTACCTTGTGCCAGCATGGAAAGGATAACTTGCTTGGACATAATAACGAAGAAAAGTGTTGTGAACTGTGTAGTGCCCAGTTTATACTCATGTGACAGGAGTTAGTGTTACTTAGAAGTCAAACACGTCAGAGTTAATCTCAAGGACGTTAATTGCAGGATCGTTCCACTTAACACCATCGGGAGTTTGTGTCATGAACTCGCTCACATAATCCACGAATTCCTGATAGCAACTGCACTCCTGGGCGATGTTATACAGACCCTGATCATTGCCGATCCAGAGTGCAACATTCCAGGTCTCATAATTCGTCCAACCATTATACTCAGTGTCGGTCAGATTTGCTTGGAAAGTGACTGTCATTTGGTAGGTCTTGAGTGTTAGCGGGGCGGTGAAGTTGTGTGCCCCTTACACTATAGGTCCACTTTGAAGGTGAGCAACTTTAATCCTCCACAGATTGCAAACGGTCTATAAACTCATCAAGGTAATCTGTCGGATCGTGACCTAACTCTGCGAGGCGATTTAACTCCTCCAAAATGTTATTAAAGTGCCTTGTATATGGCACGCGCATTCTGTCTGTTTTGCCCAGAAATGTGTAGTTCTTAGGTCTCATAGTTTTGTCCCAAAATACCCCCTAATATGTATAAGTTTTGGGACAAAACTAAAACCCCCTTATATGGTATAAATTGCTACCAAATTACCATCTATCAGGTGTACTTAGGTCCTCAACGTATGCATCACACTTCTCCGCAGGTTCCAACTTAAAGAGTTTCTCCCAGTCAATCTGATGGGGATCAAAGTCACCGAACACTGATAGATCCAGAGTAATCCTATAACGCTGCTTCTGTGCTTGCTGATATGCAACTGACATAAGTTCGCTCCTGTGTGTTATGAAGGTACTATAAGACTTGTGGGCGTAAATGTCAATGGTCTGGGGGTATTTATGAGGGGGCGGAGGAGTTTTATGGGGGAATTGTGGGGATTTTGTGACCCTGGGGTTGACAAAAGTGTGGTCCTTATGTTATGCTCGGTTAGATCACAAGACTCCAGGACATTTATAATGTATCAGCACACATTCTCTGGCACATTATAAGATAATAGAGACGATTAAAGGCACTTAAATGATACGAATTCATATCATTATCACCTTTCAATAACAATAAGTATCACACAAATAAATCACGCAAGTATATTTAAAAAGACATTTATTTAATAAAAAAACACTTTTTTACGTTATTTTGACATAAAAGCATAAAAAAAGAGGGTATAAGTACCCTCTCTATGTGTATTCAATCAAGTGCTAATCTGTACCTTGCATAATCCTCTGCATCACTACGTTTGCGGAATCGTGCTTCTTCTCCTTCAAATCGTAGAGGCAAATACCTATACTTCTTTCCTTCCTTAGTCATTACAATTCGGGAGAATAGGTGAAGAGAGTAACTACCATCTTCTGTTCTTTGTGTTTCTTTCTTTACAATGAAAGGGAGAACTTGTTGATCGTTGAATGAGGACTTAGAGAGTAACATTTTGATTTAAGAGTGTAGGATTATCAGGAGAATCGTGACGCAAACTTAAGTGCGTCTTTTTCTTTTGTATAAGTCTTGAACTCTTTAGTCACCCAGTAAGCATCACCTCGCAATGTGTTTTCTTTGAACACATCAACCTGAACTGAGAACTTGTTATTATACTCTCTGATGTAAACTCTGGTATCACCAATCTTTGGACGTTCCATGGTTTTCATTAGTTTATCTTGGTTTAGTTGGTATAATCAATAATGAGTTGTTCGAGTGTATGAAGCGTCTTTACATTCCAGTTCTTAATATCACCATGAGGAGCATACAGTTTGCTATACCATTGACCATAAAGTTCAGGATCAAGGTGTTGAACTTTCTCAAGAGTTTCAGCAATGAGAATGTTAATTTGTTCTTGGGAATTCATCAGAACTTTTCCATCCATTGTTGAATCTTTTGCAGTGCAGTTTGTTCATCATTGCACTTACACTTGCGGAACTTGGTAGTGTTTAATCCTTTGGAGATTAACTCCAGTTTGCCATCGGCAAGACAGAAGATTCCGTACCTTGAATTATGAAAAATGTTGTTAATCCAAGTGTCTTGACTATCAGCACTGACCTTGAAAAAGGTGGATGTGTGATTAGCAAGAGTGCTTTGATCAATGTGAAGATAAGGGAATGACATTTGGGAAGTGCTCATACTATAGGGACAATGTGAGGGGCCCAGTTTCACTTAAGCACCATACCTTCAGTGAAAGGAACTGTGTTGCCATTATCAATCACAAACCATTCAAAGTTACGTTGAAAGATACGGGCATCATTTCCGTGAACTTTCAGAATAGCATTGAGACGTGATTTGGTGGTAGGAGTTTTATACCCACAGGTGTAAAGTTCAAGGAAGGTATCACCAATCGTTGCGATATGATTGCCATGCAGCATAACATATGAAGCATCACGTTCGGGCGAATAAGTTACCTCCGTGTTGTCGTTTTTCCAATCTTTGCAATCACAGATTGCTTTGTTCATTTGGAGTTCAATCTTTCGCATGGTAGGAAGTTCAGTGGTTATACTATAGGTCCAGTTTGGAGGTGAGTAACTTTAATTATGCCGTGATTGCAGACTCAAGATATACCTCACGAGTCTCCATCAGTACATAATCACACTCAGATTCTAACTGCTTCATATAAGCATCTGCAGCAGAGAAGCAATCAAACAAGCGGAGAGATTTGAAGTTCTCACCTTCATAATCAAATCCACCGATCACAGCGTAGACTTTAGACATTTGGGACATTTGGGAAGTGCTCATACTATAGGCTCACTTTAGAGGTGAGTAACTTTAATTGACGGTTACTTTTGGACCTTGAACATCACAAAACTCCAGAAGAAAGTAGTCTACTGTGATGCCAAGTTTATTTGCAAACTGTAGATTTTCCTCATATTGTTCTTGGGTAAGAATGTAGAAATCAGTCTCAATCATGGGGTGCGATAATGTCAGCAACGGTGTGCAATGTGTTGGCAGTGATGTTACGAACTCCTGGTGATAGGATCATCGCAACAATGAAGATTAGGAGAATTGTCTTCACTTTACAAGGCGACTTGAATGTAAGACTTTTTGCCATCAGTTAATGACATCATACTTCAGGGATTTGACACACCAACCAGTGTTGTCAGAGATACAATCGACAAGATCTTCCTCACTTGGAGGTGCCCAAAGGCAAGATTTTGCATCATCTACGATCTCTTTTTTCTCATACTCAGTGAGATCTTCGTAGTCGAAATCAAATTCAATTTCAGTGATTTTGTAGTAGTTCATGGTTTCAGTGGAAGTGCTCATACTATAGGTCCAGTTTCGAGGTGAGTAACTTTAATTGAACTTGATGTTCCAGTCAACATCTGCAGTAAGATTGACCCAAAAGTGATTCCTACCATTCGCAGAGGTTAGAAACACTTTAGTCCCGTGATGTTGCTCTACAATACATTCATTATTGCGATTCATTAAGTTACAGAAACGATTCTGTGCTTTCTTGCTCTTGGGTGATACAAATGCAGTCATTCAGTTAGTTATAGAAACGATCGGCAATTTCATCGCGGAGACGATTCAGAGTTTCCACGTTTGAGATATAACCAACCTCGGGAGAGATGTTATCTTCAAAGGTCGCATATCCAAGGACATTAGTAATATCGCTCAGGTACAATTTACCGTGAGATTGGAGTTCTTCCTCATCAAACTGGTTGAAGTAATTAACCAGAAAGTTGAGTGCTTCAATGTAAAGTTCTTGAGTCATTTCAGTGTCAAATAGTGGTAAAACAGTTAGTGTGAATCAGTTGCCGAAGAAGGCGTCAAACTCATCTACAATCTGATCAATCAGTTCATCAGTTGCGTTGAGATCAAATACATCACAAACCCAGTCCACAGTATCATTCAGGTCTGTCATGTTGTTGCACATATAGTCGCGAAGTGCGGGTGCAATCTGATCTTGGAAGTCGGTTTGAATGTTGTTCATACTATAGGTACACTTTGGAGGTGAGTAACTTTAATTGACGGAAAGTTTCAGTTACGCATCAGGGAAAGATAACCATCCTCGGAGAGAGTATCCTCAGGCAGTTGGACATTGCGAGCACAGGCAACTGCATCAGCAAAGTTATCAAACTGTGCAAAGGTTTTCTGATTACCACACCAGCAACCTTTGTACTCATAAATCATTGCTTCCACAGTAAATACATCGTTTTTGAAGTTACGATCTACACCGTGCTTGATGTAAACTTTCCCGTCATTTCGGGTGTACTTATCAAAGATGGAAGACTTGAAAGTAAGAGTGAAATCAGTGATGAAATCACCAGTGAGGTTGATGCTTTTGTGGAAGAGAGTTTCAGTCATTTTTTTGGTTTCAGTGGAAGTGCTCATACTATAGGTCCAATTTGGAGGTGAGTAACTTTAATTGCCCACAAGATCGTTGACAACTTCATCATCATAAATCTCACGGATCTCTTCAATCAGTTCATCTATAGTTTCATACTGTTTCGTGAGATTATCAATGAGAGTATCAAGTGCAAACTGTTCAAGAGATTTATAATCCATTCCGTCCAGAATCATCTGGGCATAGTTCTCAACAACAGTGCTAAAATCAGGAGTCATTTCAGTCATTTTGTGGGTAGGATTAGGAAGGGAAATCATTGTGGGAGAGTGCTATTATCAGGGTTGAAAGTAACTTCGGAGATCACATCAAAATCATCACTCATCTTGACATAATTCCAGAGAGTGTCAGTCTCATCATCCACATTTTCCTGATAAAGGTGAATGAAACCGTCATCATCTTGTTTTACATAACAACCATCATAATTCTCATCATCAAATACATAACCAGATGCAATTAGTGCTTCAGCGAATGTCATCATTTGCAGTAGTTAGGATTAACTTCACAGAAGCGATCTGCCTGGCGTTCTTGATACTCATTCACGGTTGCGATAGCATTAGAACCGATGTGAATACCGAAGAAAAGTGTAGCAAACAGAAGTGCAATACGCATCAGACTTCATCCCTCATTATCAGTCAACAACAGAGTAACAAGCAACCCAGGAAGGAATCCCACCTAACTGAAGAGAATCGTTACGGGAATCGCAATAGTTTTGTGCCTCTTTTTCAGAGTAGAAAGGTCCAATGTACTCGGGAGAATTGAGTGCGTTGGAATCGAATCGGACGGTGAAAGTGTTTCTCATACTATAGGCTCACTTTAGAGGTGAGTAACTTTAATTACTTGAAACTTACATTGACACCAACAACTTTTGCCTTAGGATTGCGTGCCAGTGCAGTTTCGCGAGCATCTTGTGGGTTGGTTGCTTGTACTTCTTCCTTGAAGACTTTGCCACCAACGTAGAGTTCAACGACGTATTTCATGGGTTTGTTTGTATTTTAGAAAAAATTGGTAATTTCATTGCAGTGGATGACCTTTGCCCCGTGTGCAGTGAAATTGAAGAAAAATCAGGTTTTTGCTTCAGTGGTGGACTGGGTTCTCAGTGAGACACAAGTGAGATTCAGAGGGTTTGCCACTCTTGTGCCTCTTTCAGGTTAGAGTTAAAAAACTTTTTGAGGATAGACTCAATTACTGGTTGCCACTGTTTATCTTTAATTGAATCACGATTCTGTGCTTCAACAAGAAACTTAAGGATGCAAGTCTCTTCGTTTGGAGTGAAGTCAACGCGAGTGAAAGTGTAACCGTCAGTCATAATCAAACAGGGGTAACTTCAACAGAACGGATGAGATTTGTGCGATCTTGTGCTAAGTAATCATCAGCGATCTTGCCACAAGATGAACGAGATTGAATGATCTTTTCCTCGTATAGGTTCTCATCTTCATCAGGAT